CATTATTTTCTAAATACTTGTGCAGGGAGAATATCATGGAACCAGATGTCATTAAAGTAAATGTCCCAACTTTTATTAGATTGTTAGAGCTTGCAAGAGAAACGCTGAAGAGTGATGCGCAGATTCATTTCATCGCAGAAAAGGCCACCGAACTTTCTAAAAAGAAAACTATTACTATGTCTGATTACGCCGATATTCTCTCGGCAATAAAATAAAAAATCTCTAAACTACCTATAAACCAAGTCTGGGCCCGGGAATTCGTCACTCCCGGGCTTTTTTATTAAAATATTTCTTGCTAAATTTTTAACAATAAGATATACTTATATATGTTGTTTAAAATAAATCCTTCCGGTTCTTGAAAGGAACCAAAAATGGATAATGTTAGACTAACGCCAAGGGAACAAGAAGTTCTTGATCTCTTTTTGACAAGAGTGTGCTCAAACAAACATTTGGCAAGATTGTTGAATGTAAGTGAAAGCACAATCAAACTGCATATGGGAAATATTCTCCGCAAATATGGTTTGCGTAATAGAACCCAACTTGTGGTATTTGTCAAGAAATAGAACCTTTCTAGACGAAAGTATAGGTTCTGAAAAAGCAGTCATGACCGGACTGCTTTTTTTTGGCTAAGTGTTGTTTTTTTGCCACAGACATGTAGCATGACCTATGCTATAATAATAACACTTTAACACACAGAGGTTCACATGGACAAAAAAATTGATAATTTGATCGAAGTTGGAATCGAAGAAGGTAATGAAATCTTTTTTAAGATTTTGAAAGAATATCCTGAATTGGATGAAAATGATGAGAGAAAAGAATCATTAATTTTGAGTCTGATGACCAATTGTATTGTGCAATTGCATATGAGAGGTTGGAGTGAAAAAAATTTGGTCAATGAAGTTTTTGATTGGTGTGAAATCGCCAGAGATCTAATGGATGAGGAAGATGGAGAATAAAATGAAGACACTTCAATCATTTAAGACCACAAAATCATTTTTTGATTATATTGCTCAACTTCTGGCCGCGAACGATGGTAATAAAACTCGCGAAGCCGGCGACCTTTTTGAAGAATTTACTAGAGAATGGCATTTGGAATATAATGACTATGTTGCGGTTTATAATGCCAACAATGTTCATTCTATTCCTTCGCATATTATTGACAAAATTGATGGTTGGGAACTTTTGCAAAAAGGTGCCAACTCTTTTGGCATTGACAAAATTTGTGTGACTCGAATTGATGGTAAAATTGATATCCATCAGGATAAGAGCACTCTACACATGGATAAAAAGTTGGGCACAGATAAGGCTGCTAAGATGATGAGCCTGCGCAATAACCCTCTAAAGAATATCCGAAATTTTGTCATTAACACTACCGCGCAGGATCTTTCTCACTATGCTCGCCTTTGGAAAGATCAAACCCCTCTAACTTTTGGTTATGACAAATTTGTTGCCGACGAAAATAATGTCGAAGAAATTGCTCGCGACAAAACATTTTGGAATAACATTCGCGCTAAGAGAAAAGATAAACCAACTACTAAGATTTTTGGATTTGTTTCTCGAGGTCCCGAACAGGATGGTTACGTCAATGCCGGCACCACGTTTGGTAAAAAAGCATTTCAAATTCACGGCCAACCAAAATGGCATCAACTTGGAGCAGGTGCTCTAGGTAAAAGTGTTTTGGATCCAATTATTCTGGCTGAACTAGAATATTTGTTTAATCCAGTCTATACTAAAACTCCGCGCCCTGTTAGCGTAAGTTTTTATCACAGCAGCAAAACTCTGCCCAAAAATGGTTGGGAAGAAGTTATGCGTCGTAGAGCCAAAGGTCTCTATGATGAAGTTATTGTGGTAAGTGGCACCTCGGTAATTGATGGCGAAAACGATAATAATCTCTCCAGCCCTTTCTTTAAAACCACTTCAGTTTCCGAAGCAGTGGTCAGAATTAAACAAGCATTGGATGGAGATAAAAGTGTCCTACTGTTGACATTGTATCACCATGCCACTCAAATTGAACAGATTAAAAGGCAATTGGATCGATACTATCCAGGATTCAAGTTTTGGTATCGTAAGCGAGACGAATGCGATTGGCCTTGCAGCAATGCACATTCTTCTTTTGCTCCTGCTCTGGATGATAGAACGGAAAGTGTTATCACCTTTGGAAGTTCCGGAACCGAACGGTTGGGCAAAGATCCTATTGTTGATTACGGTCTGAATAATATCAATATTCACGGTGTTTGTGCTCATAATTTTACTTGGGCTCAGGCCGAGAACGCCGGATTGGTAAAACCTTTGATTCTAATCATGCCCTGCGTTAAGGAAAGCGAAGTGGCACAAATGTTCCCGGAATTTGTGGATGCTAAAGGTCGTGTAGATTGGAATATGCGTGTGCAAGGTGTTCCTGTTGATAATACCTATCCGCATGCCGGTCTGATTGCAGATCTTGTAGCATTGGCAAAAACTTTGGTTGAATACCCCGAAGTTAAGAGACTGCTTACATTTAGTCATCAGGTTAAAACCAATAAATTGGCAGAAATGAATTGGCCTTGGATTTGTAAAAAGGTTCTTGGCAATACAAACATTGAAAAAAGTGTCAAGAAACTTTTTTGGCAAGTGCTTAATGATGATGATTATAATTCGGCATCAATTAAGAATCATACCCTTGCTATTAAACGAGCAAAAACGCACGATCGATATGCCATTGGTAGTTGCAAGGTATTTGGTCGAGGGTATGATGATAAGTATAGCCCAAAACATCATGCGGCCATTCACTTTGATTACAAAACTATTGTAAATGCCACTCAAGAAATTTGGCGAGTTACTCGACTGGATATTGATCCCAAAACTAAGAAACCTGTATGCGGAGACCCCAACGCATATTATATTCTTCCTATGAGATTCAACGATGTTGATGACAAACCCTCATTCAGCGAGGATAGGCTAGAACAACTGCTTGGAATTCTTCAATGCAATAAAAACATTTTTGACGAGTTCCAAAGTCTTGTTCAAAATCCTAATGGAAGTCGAACCAAACAAATTCGTGGTCCGAATAATAGAATTTGGATCCCCGAAGAATTCGACCCTATCTATTTTTCTAAATTGATTACATGGATTTCGCACAAAAGCAAAGGTCAATTGATTGATAATATTGTTGTTGAAGCGCACACTTGGCTGTTGGAAAAATATCTGTCGTTGCCCGATATAACGCCTAAAACCACACCGCCAATAAATCAAGAGTTTTTGCAAATTGAAAAATTTAAACCCCTATTTGAGTATTATACCTTGTATAAGACTAACCCTAGAATGTTTAGAGAAAAATTTTGGGCCGGCGATTATGTGTTGAAAGGAACTAATAGTTTTTCTCAGGAAACTAAAGATCAAATTACACAGAATCTTATTGAATTTAAATTGTTTAAAGAAAAACTTAAAAAACATAGAGATGATATTTTTGAAATTATGGCAGTAGTTGCTGAAGAACAAGTTTCAAAACAATTTGCTCCTGATAACAATTATAATTCAATAACATCACAATTAGTCGAAATGTTTGGATATCCTCCTCATCAAATTTGGCCTATTACAAGTTCTATAACAAAAAAATGGTATGCAAAAAAATCATTTTGGAAGAAAAGACATCGAGTTGTGTATGACCTCTTAATTAAAACTGCTAAAGATGCCAATAATTTAATAGAATGGAGTGAAATGATTATTCCTATGTTAGAAGAACAAGGAATATCAATCTATAATGTTTCAGGCCATACTATAAGAACTAGATTTATTAAAAGTGATTTTTATGGTGCTTTGTCTAACAAGGAATTTAATATGATCCAAGATCTTGCTAAAGAAATTAAAATGAAGGCTTACTGTAGTGCAGCATTTTTAAGAAGAGGAAAAAAACCTTGGAATTATAATATTGACGAATCTGACCCCAGATATAAAGATTGGATCGAAAAAACAGAAAAAGGTCGCGAAGAATATTATAACAAATAAATCCAGCCCGCCCTAATCCGGCGGGTTTTTTTGACTGAATACTCTAAAACCTTTGCGCAGCCTCGCCGTCCATCCCGAGCAAGTCTCATCGAATCCTACACATTAGTCAATTATTATTGGTGTAATACTATTATAGCACAGAAAAATCCAATTACCTAACAATTATTTTACCATCCCTATAAATAACTTTATGAGTGAATCAGATGATATTCCCACCTCCCGAAAGAAAACTGGACCAAAACCCAAAGACCTTGTTACAGTTGAAGTAACTGGTTATGAAGTTGGCCGAGGTGTGAGACGCAAGGTTGTTTTTGACCAAGATGTTTTCAAACTGGCTGCAATGGGCTGCACCAATAAAGAAATAGCCACTTGGTTTGACATAGACGAAAATACTTTAGCCTATAATTTTGCTACTATAATGGCAAAAGGGCGAGAACAATTAAAACAAAGTCTACGCCGCGCCATGCTGCATAATGCTATTAATAATAACAATGCGGCACTCCAGATTTTCCTCGCAAAGAATATACTAGGCATGAGTGACAACCCAGTTAACTCAGAAGCCAACAGTCCTTTGCCTTGGAGTGATGACGAATAATGCCCTTAAGTCTGCCTCAACAAACCATTGTCGCTGCCCCACAAAGATTTAAGGTTGTTATAGCCGGCAGACGTTTTGGCAAGACACATCTCTCAATTAGAGAACTATGTTATAGAGCACGCTTACCTGAACGCAATGTTTGGTATGTCGCGCCTTCATACCGCCAGGCCAAAATGATCACTTGGAAGAAACTACGCAACAAATTATTAGAATTGCGTTGGGCCAAAAAGATCAATGAAACAGAATTAAGCATTGACCTCAAAAACGGATCAGTTATCAGTCTCAAAGGCGCGGACAATTATGATTCACTTAGAGGTATTGGATTAGATTTTTTAGTGTTAGATGAATTTGCTGACATTCACCCCGATGCATGGTATGAAACACTAAGACCTACACTAAGTGATAAGTTAGGATCAGCACTTTTCATAGGCACACCAAAGGGCATGAACTGGGCACATGATCTTTACACAATGAATGAAGAATATCCTGAAGAGTGGGCTAGTTTTCAGTATACCACATTGCAAGGCGGTAATGTTAAGCCTGAAGAAATTGAGGCAGCACGCAGAACCTTAGATGAAAGAATTTTTAGGCAAGAATATGAAGCCTCGTGGGAGACTTTTTCTGGCAGAATATTCTATGCTTTTGACCGTGCACAAAATGTAAGAGCTTATACACAACCATTGCCACCCGAATTACATATTGGCATTGACTTTAACGTGGATCCAATCACCGCTGTGGTTTTTGTTAAGGTAGGCAATGCATTGCACATTGTAGACGAAATTAGAATATTTGGAAGTAACACCGATGAACTTGTCACAGAAATTAAGAATCGCTACCCTGAAAAGTTTATTACGGCTTATCCAGACCCTGCTGGTGGCCAACGTAAAACTTCAGCAGGCGGCAGAACAGATCATACAATACTTAGAGCAGCAGGATTCCAAGTTAGGGCGAGGTCAGTAACTGCCAGCGTTAGAGATGGCATAAACGCAGTAAATGCTAAACTTCGCAATTCTCTTGGCATTACTACATTGTTTATTGATCCTAAGTGTAAATATACAATTGAAACAATGGAAAAATTCTGCTATAAGGAAGGGACCAGTATTCCTGATAAAGATTCCGGCTTCGACCACTTAGGTGATTGCATACGTTATGCAGTTGAATACTTATTCCCAATAACACAACCAATACAACGACCCGCAGTTCAAATGTGGGGCCATAAATTAGCAAGAAATTAAGGAACCCATAATGAGTGCTATAGCAAATACCACAATATTAGAAGATTTTAGAAAACTAAATCTCAAACACAATGAATATAGCCGCAATCGTGACCGTTGGCTATTTCTTTATCAATCATATGTCGGCGGCAAAGATTACACTGATGCCGGACACCTAAATCGCTATCAACTTGAAAGCGATGGCGAATATCAAAAACGCCTAATGACAACTCCACTTGATAATCACTGCGCCTCAGTTATCTCAACCTATATGAGTTTCTTATTCCGTGAAGGACCAGAGCGTGAATTCTATTCTTGGACTGGACAACAGGATGTTGAGGATTTCTTAATGGATTGTGATTTAGAAGGTCGCAGTTTTGATGCATTCATGAAGGATGTTTCTATATGGAGTTCTGTTTTCGGCCATTGCTGGGTTATTATGACAAAGCCCAACATTGGTGCACAAACTATGGCACAAGAATTGGCAGCAGGTGTGCGCCCATATGTTAATCTTATAACCCCACTCGTTGTTAGCGATTGGAAGTGGGAGCGTGAGGCTAATGGTCGCTATAAATTAGTGTATCTCAAATATATTGAAGAGATTGTAGATAAATTAACCGTTATTAAAGAATGGTTCCCTGACCGTATCCTAACCTGGGAAATGTATGAAGAAAAACAAGAGGCCTATCTCAAGTTAGAAGAACCAAATCAATTAGGTATGATTCCTGCTGTTTTAGTTTATAACCGCAGAAGTGTTGTTAAAGGTATCGGCGTTAGTGATATTAATGATGTCGCCGATGTGCAAAAGATGATCTACAACCTAACTTCGGAACAGGATCAAGCAATCAGATTAGGCACACATCCCACATTAGTAGTTCCAAGCACAGCACAGGTAGGTAGCGGTGCTGGTGCCATGATTATGCTCCAAGAAGGCGCAGACCCCGGTCAGAACCCCTATGCATTAGAATTTTCCAATGCTGCAATAACTAGTATTCATAGTTCTATGGATAAGTTAATTGAATCTATTGATCGTATGGCAAATACAGGTGGAGTGAGAGTAACAGCCGCAAAGACAAGTTCAGGTGTTGCACAAGAGGTTGAATTTCAATTGCTAAATGCCAAACTAAGTGAGAAAGCATCTAACTTAGCATTAGCAGAAGAACAAATATGGGAATTGTTTGGGGTCTATCAACAACGCACATGGGATGGTGAGATTGAATATCCAAACAGTTTCTCAATCCGTGATGATCAGCGTGAATTCCAGCAATTAGCACAGGCAAAGAGTGCTGCAACCAGCCCAGAGGCTTTAGCAGTAATTGATTTCCGTCTGCGTGAAATGTTAGATGATCCCACATTGCCTACAGAATTAGAAATCATAAATGAGCCCGATGAAACAGAACACGAAGAAGAAATTATGGCTATCAGTGAGGATAGATTGACGGAACCTCACATCATGCGTAATCCAGAGACAGGTGAAGAGCAAATGGTTCAAACTAATGAACAACATATGGCTCTAATGCAAGCAGGTTGGGTTCATATAGGTGAGTAAATGGAGACTTTATATTTTAGCCCGCTGGTTCGTGAGTTAGTTAAAGCATACGGATGGATGCCTCGCGAACCTTATCATCCCACAATATTAAAATATTTGGAGAAAGAAAATGCCGCTAAAAAAAGGTTATTCACAAAAAACAATTGGTAGAAATATTGCTTATGAAATGAAGAAGCATCCTGGCATGAGTCAAGGTCAGGCCATTGCCATAGCACTTTCAACTGCTCGTGCTGCTGCACCAAAAAGGTTGAAGGCTAGGTTCACTAAGAAATCATAAAGGAGCACTAAAATGAAAAAAAGAGGAAAAGGCCGTAAGCGCGGTTAATTGGGCAGAATATTTTGAGAGCATTCGACGAGAATGCCCTTGGAGTAAATCTGCTTGGAATCAGGGACAAATAGACATAGTGCGTAGTCGTAAGATATTACCACTTGGACTTTTTCAAGCCAGGATCTATGTCTATCCTCAAATAACTCCACGAAGATTAAAGAAGATCTGTAAGAGTAGGGATTCACAAGATCCCAATTGTGAATGGTTGTTTAGTCATCCAAGATATAAAAGATTTTCAACCCCTGTTCCAGTTTTAATACAACAAGATAGACAACGATTAGAACAAATAAGACAGGGTCTAAAATGAAAAAAGGCAAGAAAAAGAAATATTAATAACCATATTCTCAGGGATTCTATAAATACTATTATGGATTGTGCAGGTGTTTGGTTTAACCTACCTGCACATTTCCTCAAGATTACTTTACTTTGAAAGGCAGGCGACAATGTCCGATAACACATTGGCTAATGACTCAACTGGTGGGTCTCAAAATAACCAGGCACAAGAAAGAACATACACTCAGAAAGAAGTTGATGATATGATGGCCAGGACCAAGGGTTCTGTTCAAAAGAAATATGAGAAACTTTTTGAAGAGTTAGGCGATCCAGACGAATTGCGTAACATCAAACAGGATTATGAAAAACGCAAACTTGACGAGCAGAAAAAGCGCGGTGAGTTTGAAAATATCCTACAAGAGTTAGCAAATAAGAAGGATCAAGAAATTAGGAAGCGAGACGAGATTATACGCAACTATACTGTAGATGTGCCATTGGTTAATGTAGCCGCACAACTTCGTTCTGTTAATCCAGAGCAGGTCAAGCAACTATTGAAACCTCAAGTGCGTGTCAACGACAATGGTGAGGTTGAGGTATTAGACAGCAAGGGTGCTGTTAGATACTCTGACAAAGGCACGCCGTTCAAAGTAGAAGATTTAGTTCAAGAGTTTTTACAAACTAATCCTCACTTTGTTGCTGCCACCCCAAGCACAACACAGGGTAAGAGCAATATTAATCAAACTTCTCGCAAAATAGATCTAAAGTCCTTAGATTTAAAGAATCCGGAACATAGGAAGCTTTATAAGGAATCAAGATCAGCACAAAAATCTTAACCTTAAAGGATTAATAAAATGCCATTTCCATCAAACAATAACACTGATATTAACAGTGAATTATTTGCCAATTTCGTAGCAGACGCTGAGTTTGCTGCTTATGAAACTAGTCTTGCTCGTGCAATGACCACAGTTTATGACGTTCCATTTAACAGTGGTAAAGTCGTTCAAGTTCCCGTCTGGGCCTCTATCAGTGCTGACATCATCGACGACGAGAGTGTTGCAACTGCTAAGACCACAAACACAACTGCTCCTACAATCACATTGAAAGAGCACGTCGTATATAACCAAATTACCGATATGTTAAGAGACAGCTCTTACGGTGATGTCATGGCTCAACTTGCTGACCAAAGCGGTCGTGCAATCGGTGAAAGCCTAGACACAATGGCTTGGGGCACATTCGGAAGCTTCTCAAGCGATCTTGGATCTACTTCTACAGAACTAACAGCTAACTTGATCCTTCAAGCTGCTGCTACTCTACGTGCTCGTAAACTAACAGGTCCTTTCTTCGCAGTTGTGCATCCGGCGCAGGCCTATAATATTAAGAAGCAATTAACATATGTTGCTCAGACTAACGTTCCTGCACTAAGCGGCGTTGGTGAAGGCGTTCTAAGCGCATTCTATTTGGGTAGCATTGCAAATGTAAATATCATGGAAAGCCCATTAGTTGGCGCTGTCACAACTGGCGGTGCAACAGCATATCGTGCTGGTGTGTTTGCTCCTAGTGCTATCGGTCTTGCACAGCGTGGTGGTTTAGATCTTAACACTCTATATCTACCTGCTGCTCGTGCTACCGACATGGTTCTTAAGGCTGTTGCTGGTGCTGCTGTTGTTCAGAGCACACACGGTGTTGCTATTACGGCTGAAGGCGTAATTAACTAATTTGTCAAGGAGTCCGACATGGCTTTCATTATAGTAGGTGGCAATGTTATTTCGTTCGCGGAATATAGTGATGTCACCAATACAGACCAAAGACTTTTCGAGGCCAATGAGGGACTGTCGGAGTCCATTGTTGAAGATCATTTAGTAAGAGCCACAGAAAGGATCTTACTAATGATTCAACAGACAGATTGGTGGAAGACCTATTACATCCGTCAAAGCGGAGGTAATCTAAACCCCGATATCTATACAACAAACCAAATCTACGTTCCTGCTCCTGAAGCAAATAAAATCCAAGCAAGACAGAATGATTTTACTGACCTATGTGTATATTATGCATTAAGTCAATTAATCTATCCTAAAATTGCGGATTTTAGTGTGCAGGATTCAGCAGAGCAAAAGAAAATTGGTTTATTTGATCAAAAGTTTAGACAGCGTTTCCAGGAGATATTAGATGATGGTGCTTGGTATGATTTCAATGGAACCGGTTCGGTCACTCCAGCAGAAAGAATGCCAGTCAAAACTAATCTAGTGAGAATAAGATGAGATCAAATTTACTCGCAGCAATTACCACAGCCACTTCAACATTGACACAGTTCAGTGTTAGTCAGGAATTGCCGTGGGATCAAAATGGTCAACCCTTATACAGAAAAAATCTCAAGAAGATCTATGTAGGACCAGATAGAGTGGAACAAACTACTCTAATTGCTCTCGTAGGTCCAGGACAGGATGTCTATCAAAATGATCGTATCGCGGAAGTTTACCTTGCGACGGATGCTAAGAATCCTCCAAGCCAACTCAATCAAGCAATAACCAGCATATTAAGTGCCCGAGACCTCACTGGCATAGTCAATTTTGGAACAGAAAGCGACTATGTGGTGGAAATACAAGAGGACGTTTTAGTTTATACTTTCGAGTTTAGACTAAATGTCGCAACAACATAAAGGAACAAACAAATGTCATATATTAACGTTTCGAGTCCTACAAGCCGCGCTGTTCTACAACTTTCAACTGCTAGTATCTCAACAACCAGCAGTGGATATGTAGTTCCGGCCTTGCAGGACATAACTGTAAACAACCAAAATCAGGTGTTTAACTGGACTCAGTTGGACAGCCAGAGTCAAAAATCCGTAGCAACCCCAGCAACAAATTCTATCAGTGGAAACTTCGTGCTTGATAGCACAGCATTCTTCAGTGGTAGCAATGGTGTTCCTGGAATTTTCGATCTAAGTGCAGACAAGGATCTTGTCTACTTCCGTGTCTATTTTAATGGACAAGCTAGTGGTGCCAAATATGTTAGCGGTCAGGGTTATGTAACTAACCTTGCCATGACAGTTTCGCCAACTGCACCTGTGTGGGTTTCTCCGCTTACTATTTCAGTAGACGGCGACCTAACAGCTGGAACAGTTTAATTTTTAATTAAATTGGTGAAAGGGCCCGTTAATCTGGGCCCTTTCTTGTTTAATTTGTAAATACTATAAAGAAAGGTTCAGGAAGATGTATGTAAGCAAATACACTACTGAGGATGTTCTCAAGAGCATCGAAGCCGAATCAGCCAAGAGCATAGGTGAAATAAAATGTGCTCTAGGTGATTTAGACAAGGCCATAGCAAGAATTAGATTTATTCTTGCTGCAATACATGAATTAAAGGAAAGACAGAAAGATGAAACTCAATAACCTAATCGCAAAACCCCAACTTGTTAAAATGACTCTCGATGATGCTGACATCGTCAAAAAATATGGTGAGCCCATTGAATGGTTCGTTTGGGATCGCCAACCCTTACAGACATTTTTCAAGTTTGCCAGTGAAAATGGTGGTAATGTGGAAAATATATTTCTCGTTCTCAAAGAAATGATTCTTGATGAGAATGGCAAACCTCTATTGACCGGCGAAGAAACATTACCAACTGATGTGTTAATTCGTGTTATGAACAAGATGAGTGAAGTCTTGGGAAAGTAACACAGGCTGAATCTAATTGGGACTCAAATCGTATGGGCACAATTCTAAGCATAGACACAATGGCACAGCGTTATGGCATGTTGCCCAGTGAATTGTTAGAGCGTGCCACAACATTTGACATGTGGATTTGTAATTCAGCAATTAGATATCAGCAGGTAAAACAAGCAGAAGCAGAAGGAGATTTTAGTCATTACAGTGAAGAACACTTAATGGCTATTAAAAACAGCATATGATCAAAGTTTCTACACAGGTTGATACTGCTAAAATTGATAAAAAGATTTCAAAGCAGGTTCAGGCAATTCAACGATTACCTCAAGAAGGGTTAGATGAATTTCGTCGTCTAACCCCAATTGATACTGGCCGTGCGCGTAGAGAAACTCGTTTAGAAAACAAGAATACCATACATGCTGATTATCCTTATGCTGAACGTTTGGATAATAACTGGAGTAAACAGACAAAGGGGCAAGGCATTGTTAAACCTTTTACCAAGTGGTTAGAAAAGCAACTAAAACAAATAGCAAGGATCAAATAACATGGCAGCAGATACCACAATCAAAGTTGAAGTTGATAGCAGTCAAGCACAACGCAGTCTTCAAACACTTAAAGATAGTTTTGCTGGTCTAAAGTCGGCAATTTTAGGCATTGGCTTTGGTGCATTAATTCAACAGGCCAATCAACTTGCTGATAGCATTCAAGACCTAAGTGATGCCACAGAGGTTAGTAGTGATACCATATTGGGATTCAGTCGTGCTGTTGCAGCCAGTGGTGGAAGTTTTGATGGGGCACAAAAGGCCATATCCAAATTGGTTGTAGGTATAGACGAAGCCGCAAGTAAATCCGGAGAAACTCGTGCTGCTTTTATGGATATTGGTGTAAGTCTCCGAGATCTACAAACTCTAAGCAGCGAAGATATATTCAAGAAGACCATAGAGGGATTGAGTAAGATTGATGACGTTTCGAAACGCAATAGACTTAGTGCTCAATTATTAGGTAAAGAATTTAAATCGGTAAATCTTCAAAGTGTTGGTGAAGGATTTGGAGCCGCACGAGCAAATAGTGCTCAATTTGTTTCTGCTATTAAAAGTTCAGCCGAGGCCACTGACAAGTTAAGTGAGGCAATGACTGAACTCAAACTTCAAATATTAGTTGTTTTGAAACCAATAAATGATTTTATTAAAAGTATCCCACCAGAAACAATTACAAGATTTATTCAAGCAATATTAACATTAGGAATGGCTCTCGCCACTTTGTTCGTTGCTGGTAGAGTGATTAGATTCTTTATTTTATTAAAAGATGGCATATATGCTGTAGCAGGTGGAGCAAAAACATTTATTGAAGTTATAAAAAATCTATATCAAGCATTTGGCATAATTTGGAAATCTACTGCTCAACTTAGCAGTATTTTTGCTAGACTAAAAGTAATAATTTTAGCAGTAGCTGGTGCTGTCGCTGAATTAGCCGGCCCAGTGTTTGCAGCATTGAAACCATTAATAGTTCCTATCGTAGGTGCCCTTGCGGCCTATTGGGGATATGTAGCGGATAATATTCAACGAGTAATTGATAAGGTTAGAGAATATGCCAGTATAGTGACATTTGGATTAGTTAGTCCCCCATCGACTGCCGGAGCAGGACGAGGAGAGGGTAATATTGAATTAGAAGACTTTCGTCGTAGGCAAAAACAAGCCAAAGACGACCTAGAATCACAAAAGAAAATTATTGATGGTATTGCCAAGGCCAGATTAGAAAGCAAGCAGAGTCTTGAAATATTAAAAGAAAATCTTAAAAATACCGAAGAAAAATTAAAGTTTGAAAGAAACATTCTCGGATTAAATGAAGACCAAAAAGAAATAGCCATTGCTGTAAATTCGTTAGAAGATGCGAGACGAGATAAAATTGGCTCAATCAATCGTGAGATAGAAAAATTAACACAAGATAGATCCGCTCTTAAAGCCAATGAAATAGAACAAAATGCTATTCTATCTGGTAGAATTAGAATCTTACAAAATGAAGCCAATGAAGTTAATAAGATCTATAATACCAATACAAAAAATATATTATCTCAAATCGCAATAACACAGGAGGTAAAAAATACTACTCAAGCAATTGATGATCAAATCTCAAGATATCAACAAGTAGGCGATGTTATAAAAAGTATTGTTGAGCGTAGAGGTGATGTTGCCTTTGAACGCAGTCTATTAGGTAAAGGCGGATTTGAACGAGATCTATTAACACGCCGTAGAGAAATTGATAAGTTTAGAACAGATTCAATTCGTGCCTTAACTGAAGCATTTACCGTAGAAGGCGAGATAGTTGATCAGGAAGGTTTTAACCGTGCTATAGAACAAGTAAAAGCGGCCACCGCTGGACTTAAGGCTGATTTAGATGGATTGGTTGTAGCAAGTCGCAGATTTGATACAGGTTGGGGTGAAGCATTTGAGAACTATGTAGATAGAGCAAAAAATAGTGCTGAACAAGCACGCGAATATTTTGAAATATTCAGTCGTGGCTTTGAAAATATCTTTGCCAGCATGATACGCGGATTTCCTGGAATTAGAGAAGCATTCAAAGGACTTATTAACGACATGATAGCACAATTCCTACGTCTCCAAGCACAAAAGGCATTCCTTGCCCTGTTTGGTGACGAAAAGGGCGGTGGCATGTTAATGAATTTCTTTAGATTCGCTGGAGGTCGTGCTGCTGGAGGTCAAGTTAATCCAGGGCAAGGTTATATGGTGGGAGAACGTGGACCAGAAATGTTTATTCCAAACATGGCAGGTAAGATTATTCCTAATAATCAACTAACTGGTGGCAATAATCCTGCTCCTATGGTAACAAACGTAAACTATACTATACAAGCAGTTGATGCTCAAAGTTTCCGCAGTCTAGTGGCAAGAGATCCTGCATTTATCTATGCTGTGACTGAACGTGGACGTCAGAGCCAACCAAGTAGGAGATTTGCATAATGTCAATTCAAACTATTATTGATCTCGCACAAGAGATTGAATTTGATCGCCGCAGAATAGCAGCACAAACTTTCAGCCGCAGTCAACGAATAAAAACAGCAGAAAGAGCCACTGCTCAACCTTGGCGTTGGGTTGT